CTGAGAAGAACTCTTCCGCTGCAAGCAGAGTAACTTTGCCTGGCACGCGAAAAGTTCGAAGGGACTGCAACAGCTCCTTCTTACTACGCTTATCATAAGACATAGTAGTGATTCCTTGGTTAATTACGCCAATGGAGCTTCGGTGGCTTGCCGGTCCTATAGTTTATACCCGAAACTAGTAGAAGAGGCCTCGTACATGTTACAATGAGGCATTCAAACTAGTTCCGTGTAGTCCACTTAGTATACGGGCTCGCCACTTAGAACTGCAGCGGAGAGAGGACTTCCAGTACCATCAGAAGGACTCGCATCCGAAGCAGTTATCGTGCTTGCGAAGAGGGAACAAGCCAAGTTGAACAACGCAGTCCGTTCAGCAAGGGTTGATCGCTCAGGCAGCATGAACTCCAGATTCATCGTGCAGTCATACGCCTTCGTCGGAGCTGGCTGAATGCCAGTAGACGTTGACGCAGAGGTCTGCTCGAGAGTCGGAACCACCAACTTTGCCTGCACTCGAGTGATACGTGAAGCCTTATTAGGCGCACGGACACTCAAGGTAAGCGCGGGGTAACCAATAGCGATACCGCTACTACGGTCAACCCACTTCGCAACACCAGGAAGAGTAAACCCTTCGGGGCTTAGCGTTTTGTCGACGCCTACTGTCGCACTAGTTGTTAAGTGCGTAGTTGACAGTATCGAAGACAATTTGATGTCAGCAATAGCTGGCATTTGTTTACCTCTTAAAGAGTTGATGTAAAAGTGCTGTTAAATTAGCAAGGTGCTCCTTGGAAAAGGGATTCTTAAAGCGAGGTAAAGCAATGCGCGGAAAGTCCGTAAGGACAAACCGATCACACTTTATATACTCGCGATTAGACTTCCGATTCCATGTTTCAATAACAGTAGCACCACCACTACTAACAGTACCTCCACGTCCGAAGTTTTCTTGTTCGAACCGATGGAAATTTGTCTGGCACCCTTTCTCAAAGACGAGACCTAAGGTCGCGTCCCAGGATTGGATCCAGTTTCCAATAGGTAAGAACCAGTCAACGACGAACGACCATGGAGTTAACTCCCAAG